TGATAAGGATAATGCCACTAATTTTAAACCAATTTTATTGTCTAAGTCTTTAGAGCAAATTAAATCGTTTGAAGTAGATAATGATTATTATTACATTGCAGTTAATTCAACTAACATATTAGATAGTCATTCTGATTTACACGTTAAAGGTATTTGGAATAAAACGGTAAAAGAGCAACAAGGTAAAAATTACTTAGTATCTGACCATAAATTAGAGATTGACAAAGTAATAGCTAAAAGCAAAGATGTTGAAATGTTTACTGCTGAAGTTCCTTTTTCTACTATTGGAAAAGAATATGATGGAACAACCGAAGTATTAATATATAAAGTTGCTAAAGATAAAATTATTAATCCATTAGTTAAAGAATGGTTAGATAGTGGCGACGAAATACAAGCAAGTGTACGTATGCAGTATGTTAGTATTGATATGGCTTTAAATAGCACAGATAAGAGCGACGTTTACGAAAAAAAGGTATATGATGAGTATATCGATAAAATAGCTAATAAAAGCGACTTTGAAAGTATTGATTATTTCTTTGTTGTAAAAGACGCAAAGAACGTAAGAGAAAGTAGTTTAGTATTATTCGGTAGCAATGGAGCAACTGGATTGATACAAGAAAATAAAACGGATGCCGAGATAATCACACCCGAAATTAAAGAAGAGCCGTTGCAAGACACTCAAATAGTTAAAAGAAAATTAAGTGTAATTTAAAATTTAAAAAAATGTTCGTAAAAAAAACAAGTGCAGAATTGGAAGCAATGACACCAGAACAGGTAGATACTTACAAAGCACAATTAGAAGCTCACAATGTAGAGCAAACAAAATCCGTAATTGATGCGGAAGTAAAAGCACAAGTAGAGGCTGCAAAGGTAGTTTTAACTGCTGAAATTGAAAACCAAATCACTGATAAAATGGCAGTAGACGGAAAAGAAAAAGTTAAAACTTTAGCAGAAGAAATTAGCGAGAACAAAGAAACTATTAAAGCGATTGCCTCTGGTGATAAAAACGCAGAAGTAGAGATTAAAGCTTTATCAAATAGAGCGTCAATCGCTAACAATACAGAAGCTATTAGATTGTCTGATATTGGTCAATTAGGAGTTAAAAGACGTGCTTTATATGACTTTTTCCCAAAAGTACAAGTAGGAAATGGTAACCATAACGGGACTATTGCTTATATTGACTGGGATGAAGCCACAACTGTTAGAGCCGCTGCAATTGTTACCGAGGGTGGGACTTTTCCAGAAAGTACTGCTAAATTTGCAGAATACACTAAAAAACTTCAAAAGATTGGTGATACATTACCAGTTACTGATGAATTTATGGAAGACGAAGTATTAGCAAGTTCTGAACTTTCTAAATTTATCGGTATTAATGTAAATACTGTTATTGATACTAAAATCGCAGTTGGTGCGGGTGGTGCTAATGATGTTGAGGGTTTATATACTGCTGCTCCAACATATACACCAGTAGCGAGTGGTATTACAGATGCAAATATTAAAGATTTAGTTCGTAAAATGAGAACTGCAATTGTTAAAACAAGAGGGTCAAAATACGCTCCAAACTTTGTAGCTGCAAACTCTGATACTATTGATAGATATTTCTTGAAAAAAGATGCACACAATAATTATATGTTTGATTCTGAAACTGGCACTATTGCTGGATTAGCTATTGTTGAGGATAATAACTTATTAGATAACACTTTAGTTGTTGGTGATGGACGTTATGGTACTATCTATGAAAAAGGTGGTGTTGTATTATCTGAGGGATATTCAGGAACTCAATTTGTTGGAGATATGAAAACTATCAAAGCAAGAGTAAGAATGTTATTCTTAATTAGAAACGTAGATAAAACTGGTTTCTTAAAATGTACTAATATTACAACTGCTTTAGCAACTTTAGTAACACCTTAATATTTTTATAAATGGCAAAATCAGATATAGAAATCGAATTTACTGCCGATTTTTCAAGTATTAAAAAAGGTGAAGTAAAAAGTTTTAGTAGAGATATTTCAAACATTTTCATATATGATTTGAAAGTAGCTAAATTAAAAGAAGTTAAAGAGGTAAAACCAAAACAAAAAAAGTAACAAATGTTTATAATTGATAATACATATTTCACAAAAAGTCTATCAGTACCAAATACTGAAGAACCAACAAGCGACGCTTCTATTGAGTTAGAAACTTCAATTGATAGATATGTAGCACAATTTTTAAAACTTACTTTAGGAAACGTTTTATTTACTGATTTAAAAGCTAATACCACAAACGGCGTACTTAATGTAGGTGCGCCGTTAAAGTGGTTAAATTTAGTTAATGGCTGTAATTATACTTTAGATGGTAAAGAGTACACTTGGCAGGGTTTAAAATATACAGAGGGTCTTTATAAAGTTTCTTTGTTAGCTAACTTTGTTTATGTAAATCATTATCAAAGTACTATTAATTCTCAGTTAGGGCAAATTATAATAGATCCAAAAAATGGAGTAAATGCGGATTATACAACTCATTTAGTATCTATTTGTAATGACTTTGTTGAAATGTATCAAGGTTTAAGTTGTAACGAGCCACAACAATACTATAAAAACGGAATGTTATTTACTGATTATTACGGTAATCGTGAAAGTGGTTATGTTAGTTACTTACAATTTTTGTTAGATAACGAAACTGATTATACTGATGTTCCCGCAGGAAGTTTAGAGTTTAAAAATTCGGTTGGTTTATGATAGTTGGTATGGCATTAAAAGAGGTTTTTAAAGACCTTACAATTAATGGTGTTAGTGTTCAGTTTCACTTTGGAGACCAAAAAGAATTTAACTATTGGGTTGTTTCTAAAATGAAAGCTAAAAAACAAAAGTACCCTTTAATTTGGTATGTGATTACTTCACCAGAACCACAGGGCAATGGAAAATTGAGAGTAAATGCACAGCTAATTTTATTTCAAGGTAATGAGAGAACGCAACAACTAAACGACCAACGTTATACTTATACTTATTTAACTTATTTAGAGCCTTTATACGAATTAGTATTTAAGACTTTGAAAGATAATAAGTTTATAGTATTATTAGACGCTTACAATGGCTTAAACTACAAAGACGAACCAAACTTCGGTATTGATTTAGCTACTAAAGAAGTTCCGACTGATGGTGTTAATGTAGTTGACGCTAAAATAATTCGCTTACAAATGGATATTACACCAAAATGTATAATAATTTAAAAAATAAAAAAATATGATTGATATTAATAAATTCGGTTTATGTGCCGAAGATGTGTTAGGAACTGGACAAGGTGAATGTCCAATTACTGACTTTGGGGACTTAAAAGGTTTAGGTTTGCTAAAAAAGGGTTCTAAATTAAATTTAGCTACTGACACTTTGAGTGAAGCTACTTTTAGAGCTTTAATTACTGGTGGTAAATTGCATCAATTAGTAAACTCTTACGCTTTTGAAGATACAACTCCAGAAAACGAAAGAAGTACGTCAAGCGATGGTTTAATGCAAACTATCAGAGAGGGTAAACCAATGTATTCTTTTACTTTCAAAAAAGGAATGTATAATGCTAAGGCTATGCAATCTTTAAAAGGTAACAACCGTTGGGATGCTTACTTTTACTTTACTGAGGGACTTTTAGTTGCTTTAGACACTGCAGGGGAAAACTTAAAAGGATTTAACGGTTCAATGTTTGACGTTGATAGTTATAAATTCAAACAAGGTGCTGAAACTGAATTAAGTAAAGTTTCTTTACAATTATCAGACGCAAAGGAATTTAATCAAAGATTTGTTTTCTTTACTTGGGAAGAATTAGGATTTAACGCTTTAGAAATTGAGGGTGTAATTGAGGCTAATGTTTCTTTTAACGCTGCGCCAGTTGCTGGAAGTACTATCACTGTTAAAATTGCAGATGCTAATAATAGAAGTATTTCATACGCTTCATTGTTTGATACTGCATCTAATTGGAAAGTATTAAAAAATGGAGTTGCTAACGTAGTAACTACTGTTTCTGTTGCTGGTGATGTTGTTACTTTAACGTTAACAAGTGCCTTAGTTTCAACTAATAAAGTAGATGTTTCTTTAAATGGTATTGTTGCTGATTTAGAGTTGAAATATTACAAATCAAACACGGCAAACGCTACTGTTTGAATGACTGGGA